TTAGAGAATACCTCACGCGGAATGTAAACCGAGTGCATCGGGTCATTCGCATCGAGCGCATCATATTCAAAAGTCCCATAGTCTACCGGAACCGTCCCAACATTCTTCGCACGGTAGATGACTGCGCTATCCACCTTGACGGCACCAATCGACGCTTGCACTTCCCAGTTTGCAATCGGAACCGCGCTTCGGTAATTCGGGACACCCTTGCTGTAGAACAGGGGGAACTGGATAAGGATAACTTCGTCCTTCGGGATAGTAGAAGTATACCCATCCACCCATACGGCATTCATAGATGTCGCAAACTCGCCGTCTGCAGACTTAGACGAACTGCAAATGAACTCACCGACGCACTTTCCGGTACGGGTATTTACCGCATAGAATCTTCCGTCGTCAACCTGTGGAATCGCGGTCTCGGTAACAAATGTCCAAGTACCACCGTAGATATCGTATGTGGCATCCTTAGAAAGGGCATACCTCTCGGACGTATACGATAGCGACGGGTCCTCCGCCATCTCCTCATTCGTCTTGAGCGCTTCGCCAACAGCAGAAAGCTTTGCGCCACTGCTATCCTTCAGATAGAACATACCAGCCGGAATACCCGACTTCCAAGCCCACCCATTGGTATCGTGAAATGCAAAGGTAGTGTAGTACTTATCATTGCCGACATAGCTCATCCCGTAGTAGTCGACCACGACATCATCCTTTGATTCATCAATACGGTCAGCATCGAAGGATACCTGCGTACGGGCGGGTTCACTCTTGACATCGCTGACCCGGGCATTGAAGAATACCTCGAAGTATGTATTGCCGTTCCGGAGGCCTCCATACCGGGTACCGATGCTGGATATATCGCTGACATTGAACGATATCATCCGGGAACCCGTGTTGTCCGTATCGGTAAACGGGTCCTGACTAGTGCCTTCCGGGTCGGCCAAGAGGGTATTTGTATCCTTGGAAAGATAATACGCCTTGGTTACGGGCGGTTCAACTGCGGTATACCTGACAAATACCACATCCCCGTCCTCCATATCAACCAGCTTAGAATCGATACTCCGTATACCCGTAATTTCATCAACAACTTCCCTCAGCGGAACATCCACATAATACGGGGTATACCCGGTCTTCTTCCCGAACACCTCGTTGGATTTCACATTTGCGCGTGGAACCGAGAGGTAGTACACCCGGTCGCTTCGACCCGACGCAAGGTCGAACATAGAGCGCAGCTTCGCGAGCGCTTCCTTCGCCCGTTCGACTTTCGGCTCGGCGACACACAGCTTGAACTCAAACTCCTCAACATCCTCGATGTTTCGGTAGCCGTCGTTGATGTAGTCGCTCATTACCTGAACAAGCTCGACCACATCGGGCTCCTCACGGAGAAATTCCGGAAGATAAGCAACAAAGTCAAGGTACCTGAACTGGCCCCGGTCATTAAGTGGAATCGGATTCATTATACGCTACTGCCTGTTCCCGTAAGAAGTGAAGATGACTGTGCGACACTAAGATTGATGAGTTCATTCGGGATGGTGAACTGAACAATCTCGTTGTCATTGGAATATTCGGTGATGTTGCCCGTATCGCTATTGATAAGCGTTTCGGTAGACTTGGCGCCAAGTACACGGCGAACCAGCTTGATGTAGTCCATACCATAGCGCATATAGTCGAACAGCGTCACCCCGTTGATTTCGACCATATCGGTAATACCGGAAGTGTTCTTGAACTTCAGGGAATCCTTGCCCATATCCCAAGTCTTGATTGAATCTAGAATAGCCCTGTACCGCAACGTATCCGTACCGCCAGACTTGTACTCGTTATCGAGCGCTTCCTTGATAGGAGCATAGATTTCCTGCATCACGCGGTCCCAAATATAGGCAACAAAGCGGTCGATAAGCTTATCGGTTATCGAGTTCTCGACCTTGACATTGCCGCAGCCGTCGATAGTCCGGGTACCGACATACGGCTTGACATATTGTGCGTAATATTCAGCAATCTGGGTCTGAATCTTACCCTGGTCACGCATAGTGAACACATCGGAAATACGCGGGCCACCCTTGTAGCTTCCCTGCAAGGTAAAGCTCATCCCGGTAAACGCCGTAGTACCCGGGTCACAGAATGTGGCGGTCGAATCACCCATCCACGGATAGTTCTCAAGGTCAAGCTCGGCAAAAGCGCTGTCCGCCGGCTGGAAATACACATCGACGCCAGCGACTTCCTTCATGCTGTGTACAAGGGATGCAATCTTCGAGCGGAAAATCGGAGTGCAGAACTCGGTATTCTCCTTAAGGTACCGGTACACCACATTCTTGATGCGCTCGCGGATATCAGTGAAGTTGTTGCCCTTGTAAAGAACGACATCCATCTTGATTTCCATATTGTGGACAGACGGATACACATAGTTGTGGAAACCGTCGCCGACCGTAAGCATCCCGCGCCTATTCAACGCCAGCATAATGCTGTGTAGTTCGGAACCTTCCACCACGAAATCCATCGGAGTAAGGAACGCGGAGAATACCGAATCATTCAAAACGATAGGCGGAACATGCTTATTCACAAGCTTCATCAAATCAGCAGAAATCGCAGCAATCTGTTCATCGCTCGGAGTTTCTATTCCAGCAGCTATCAAAGCTTTCTCCACGGTAGCATCAAGTTCTCCCCGGATGCCGTCAATTATTGCAGCCCCATCCTCAACAACGCTCTCCTTGTTCGGGTCTTGGAAATCATACAGCCAGTTGTACATCAGCCCGTTGACCTTATACCCGGCCAACATATACTCGTCCTCAGTTGTCGGATAATACTTGCCATCCTTCTTACGGTACAAGTCCTTCAGCACTGTAAAGCGCACCTGGTTCATATACTTCACATTGATGCCGCCGTTGCGGAGCTTCGTATTAAGGACATCCTCGCCATAGGCAGACGCATACTTCACATCGGCATAACGACGGAGGAACACCTTGTATGCCTCACGGGTAACCAATCGGTCAAGCGTATTGTAAATGACCGACGCATTGTTACGGATAGACTCTATCGATTCGATATCCAGGCCGCCCCTAATGTCGGTCACCAAGCAGATATTGAGGTCGTTCAGAGTGACATCGGTCTCCTGTCCATCCTTTGTGGTAATGGTAATGTTCCCACCAGTCGTCGAGAGCGCCGTACCGAACACGCCAAGCATATTACCCGATTCACCATTTGTAGAGAAATAAGTAACCTCGATATTGCCAAACGGAATGGCACCCTTAAGACCATCACCGAACCTAATTGCAACAGAACCGTCATTCGCCGTCTCGATAAGCGCTGTATAGTTCGTACTGTAGTTACCCTGCTCAGTAGAGAACTCGAGCCCGGTAGTCGACTTCGTGTCAAGAGCAGGGTCCTCCAAGCCGCGACGGGAGATGCGCCAGTACAGCTTGTCATCGATAACGATATCCGGGTCGATGTTATCCATCAGGGTCGCATCGGAGGTAACCCGCGTGAAGCAGGCCGGACGGTGAGCCATATTGCCATCATCGGAGAAGTTCGGGTCGCTGTCGCCAAAATAATCAGAGAAAGAGGCATCATTGATGTGGAATTCCTGATTCTGTCGACCATTCGAAATGAGAACTTCAGTACGGAACTGACCCTCGGCAAGCACATTGAGACCACGGGAAAGTTCCATAAGACCAGTCTGGTCGGAATCGGCATCATAGTCGTATATGAACTCCATATCGTCCATCGAAGTGAGCGTCGCGCCGGACATCGTAAAGACAGTACCCTTCGGGATAAATACCTTGAGTGTCCCGTGTTCCCTAATTGATGTCACCTGGATGCCGATTGAGCACTTTGCCGGAACCGGGCGGCGGACACTGTAGCCAATCGAACGGGCGCCAGCATAAACAGCCGGCTTGGAGGTCGCCGTCTCAAGGAACACATTTCCAAAGGCAGCCTCTGTCCAGTTAGCCGCAAGGTCGCCAAAACCGGAGAAAAGCTCAATCATTGTCTTGCCAAACGAGCTGTCCCCCATATCAGCAAGGGCGCCTTCCTTGGCCTTCACAATTTCGACGAGATGAGCCCTGATATCATCAAACGATATGTTCGTATACTTTCTTGCGACTGATGTTGAAGCCATTTTCCCATTCCTCTTCAATTATCGGTAGTTTATATACCCCGGTACCCACCCCGGGAACCCCACGGGATATAAACTGTATCCCGAGGTAACAAGTTGCCAAGTATACCGCTTATCATTGAAGGCTATGTACGCGCCCGTCATGTCCTCGTGCCGGAGTTCAGCATACAGGCCAATGTATCGAAGCCCTTCTGGGAAGACAAGTCTGCCGGGTTCGTCCAGCGCAGTCCGCGCTCGCATTATACCAAGCCAGACTTCGAATCGCACACCCGGCACGGTTACGGCAGCTTCTACCGCAGGCAGAACGCTTTCCACGCACAGCAGAAGTACAAGGACCTCACCCGTGACTTCATGGAGAACCACGGCACATCCTTCCTGTACTACACCACGACATTCGACACCTCGGCCAACCCGCTTACCAAGGAAGACAACTCCCGTACGATTGACCGTGTGTTCGAGATGCCGCTGCAGATTACCTTCAACCCGCAGAACGAATTCTACAAGCGCTTCGGCATACAGTTCACCGACAAGACGGAAGTCGCTATCCACATGGGCCTGTTCCTCGAGCGCAACTACCGTAGCCTTATGGATGCCGGAATCAAGCCCCTTTGCGATGTCGGTCTCCACAACGATGAATACTGGCAGCGCGGCTACGACACCTTCGTATACCACGGGTATACCGCACAGCAGATATTCCCCAAGGCGGGCGACCTTCTCAAGCCGGAATACAACAATATTCTCTTCTCGGTAAACTCGATAACCGACAACTGGCCGGAATACGAGTACATGTGGCACAAGTACTGGTGGAAGGCATACATCGACACTGCAACGGACAACGGACAGAATGTCGCACAGGAAGTCAAGGACAACCCGCTCCAGCAACACTTCATCGACAACCTGTTCGGTTCAACATCCCTCGGGAACGCTACAGACGGTTCCGCCGTCGCCACTACCCCGACCAGCACGGGGAACCCGCTTGCACTCGACAAGGAAACCCTGTTGCAACTCAAACAAGATGTCCTGTTTACCCCGGCTGAAGTCGACCAGTGCGTCAAGGATGTCACGAACGACCCGGGATACTTCCCGTGCGGCGACCTCATCGGCAAGTGGTAATTTTGCTATATTTGTCGTATGAACGACAAGCGAACCATCATTTCAATAGATACCGAAACCGCAGGTCTCTACGCCAGCAAAAATCCCATCCTTCAAATCGGCATGGGTATTTATGAACTTGACGCCGAAACACTGCAGTACGAAACTCTGGCTGAAGGGGAATGGAACTTCAAGCCGAGCCAATTCACCGACAAAACAATCGACCCACATGCCGTCGAAGAAGTTAACCACCTCAATCTAGACGAACTAGAAAAGACCGGACTCCTTGTATCCGAAGTCGAAGAAAAAATGACCGTCATGCTCGCAGAACACACCAACAAGGAGTTCTGGACTACAGTCATCGGTCACAACTTCAGATTCGACAAGAAGTTCATCCAGGTCTACATGAAGGACTTCTACCGTCACCAGCTGGATAGCTTCCGCTTTGACGACACAATCCAGATGATTGACTTGCTCTTCGACACCACCGGAATAGAACCGGATAAATGGCCGGACCGTAAGCTGCCCACTATCTGTAAGCTCCTCGGGGTAACCAACGACAAAGCCCACACAGCACTATCCGACGCCAAGGCAACCTTCCTCGTATATGTAGGAATCCGCAAGAAGCTGCGCGAAATTGGCTGTGCTATGCAAGCCATCCGCTACAGCAAAGCAAGCGTCAATACCGTTACCCAGTGTGCAGAATCGCTGAACTTCAAATAGACTGCTCCAAATGAGCATATTAAACACCAGGAGCCCCGGGATTTCCCGAGGCTCTTGTGTATTAGAGGCCACTCAAGTCGGTCATCATCAATGGACCCGGAGCTTCCGACTTCATCAGGTCGAACAGGTCCTTCCACCGAGTCATCGCATCGGTATAAATCAGCGAACCGTTAATCTTGCCACCGCCCGGAATTGCGTAGTCGTCCCTCTTCAGGATATCGCCAAGCTGAATCTGCGCACGGGCCACCGCCATATCGCGGAAAATGACATTATTGTAAAGTTCAGACTTCTTCGCCTTCGTATATACACAGGCCATCGCATTACGGCAGGACTTCGGGGTCGGGAATACGCGCAATATGTGGTCGACCGGGTGCAGCTTGATGTTATACTGGGTACCAACGAACTTCTGGACATCTGCAAGATACCGCATTGCGCCGGCCATAGTCACTAGGTCAAACTGTCCAAGGCCGCCCATACCGGCACCACCGACACCAATTAGCGATTCACCCGGCCCGACATCCCAAGCCATCATCGGGCTAAAGGTATTGCCGTAACTAGGCATAAGCTCGACCACATTCATCACCTCGTCAGGGACATGGTACTCGATGACACCCGGCTGCAACCGGATGAGCATATAGTCCACATAAGCCGCCTCGTCGAAGCAGTAGCGGTAGAAGTAGTCGGCAGTATCATTGATAGCCATATACACATGGCCAAGACCGTGATGCTCCTCGACGACCATCTCAATCTCATTGACCTGGCCACCCATACGGGATATGATGTAGCGGGCCATATCATCGGTAGTTATAAAATGCACATTCATTTGAACACCTCGGTATTCATAGTTTATGGTTTTCTTTGCTATATTTGTAACATTATGGCAGACATCGACAGACTCAGCATAAACAACCAGATATTCATGAGTACTATGTTAGGCATCAATGCCCGAAAACATCGTATAGCAGCGACCGCAATGGGCCAAATGCAGATAACCGGCATCGCCCGACAACTATTACGGGAGCTTGGCGGCGACGAGGATATCTGTGACGAATACTATCTCAAAGTTCTGAAAAGCCAGCCAGCCAATAAACCCAATCCGCTGTCGCCTAGACTGTCCGAATTCCTTAGACGGTATGTTTCACCCGGTCTCATCCATAAATACAACCTTAAAACAAGCGATATCAGGTTCAAGTGGAATTTCGACAGCCTCGATGACACTTCCGAAATAGACCACATCTCGAACTCCTCGGTCAACTGCGAACACCATGACCGATGGAAAAAGGAACAGGCGCAGGCCGCTTCCGAACTTAAACGCCAACAAGAAGAAAAGGAACAATCCGAAGCACCTGACCTATCCGATGTAGACGACCCGAAAACGCCAATTGACATATTCAAGGATGCAAACTTCCCACATCTAGTCAAGAAGAAAGAAGAAATCGAAGAAGACCCGAACGCGGTCCCGGGGCAGGCATTCCTTACAAGGCCGGCAATAACCCGCGCCAAGAAAGCAACCAAGGCCGAGCTCGACAAACTGATGGAGCTTTAATAATAAACTCCGGATATGAAAGATGAAGAACCAACCATATCCGCTGACGAAATGTTCCGCAAGTATGTATTCGACCATACCTGCAACGAATCGCTTACCCAGATGATTTGCGAACTGAATACGGCGACCAAGGACAAGACGGTCGTTCCAGGTGACCCGTCGCTAAACGACGACGAGATATTCGCATCGAACCTCTTCACAATGGTCCCCTCCATGGACCTCGTGGAAGACCTCTGCCACATCAGGGACCTCATTTACGGCGACGGTTCCCGCAAGCTCGACATCGACCCGACCTACAACGACGCTACGGTAGAACAGGAAGCCCGACCCAAGAACAAGACCCTCATGTGGTTCCAGTCGGTGAAGCCGGTCGGCGACCTCGCGGGAGACCTACACGCAAGCTTCCAGAGAATGCACGACCTCAAGTTCAACCCGATGAAGCAGTATCAGGAAAACTGCTACAACAACCTCAGCGAACTCGACAAGCTCGCGATAACCCCCGTGGAGAAGCATCCCTGCTACGACCGTTGGTAATTTTGCTATATTTGTGTTATAGCAAAAACTAACCACAGGAAACTTTCTATGAACATGACTTCCGAAGAAAATATGCAAGAAGTAACGGCCGCCCAGGAAAAGGACGCCGCCGAAGTACAGGCTATCGCAGAAGAAACCGCCAACATCGATGAAGAAACGCCATCCGTTGTCCCGCAGGACGCCGACCACCCGAACTACAAGGGAAACTTCTACCGCATCGTACAGAGAATGGGTCGCTTTAAGCACAATCCGATGTACAAGAAATGGAGTCAGCTTTTGGGCGCATTCAATGAGCTGATGAACTTGCCGCAAGAAACCCGTTCCCGCATCCTGTTCCGCGGACAAATCATCGTCAAAAGCAAGGAAGCCTTGAAGGGCTTCGCCTATGAAGACCTCCGGGTTACATGGACGCGAAATTCCTTCGCAAAGCCAGTCATCGCGCCGGCTAACTAAATATTCTAAACGCAACAATCAGTAAAGGCAGCCATCCGGCTGCCTTTCTTTGCTATATTTGTTTTATGCTAGACATAGATACCATAAAAGTAACA